CCGGTGGAAAACAAGAGGAATTAACCTCTTCAGGATTAAGGCTCCTGCCAAGCCTTCTCTTAGCGAGTTGGCAAGACCAGACAAAGTTAATGTCTCTAAACTTATCACCCCCCCTATGTCCCCCTTCTTATCCTTTTGAAGGTAAGGAAAGGGATAGGAAAAATGGAATCAGGAATGGTTATCCACTCAACAAACTTTATATAACAAAATGAAAATGAATTTCAAATTATTAATTAAAGTTGTTCAGTGGATCCTTCTAACTTTTCAGTTAGAAGGGTCCTTACCTGTTTCTTCTCTGGTTAAACTGATCGAGAAGCAAGAAGTTGTTGCCAAGAGTAGAGGAACAAAAGGTCTAATAGATTTTAACAAATCTATTAGGTCAAACCTTTTAGCCTATATCTCTGGGTCAAAACTTCGTGATTCTCGAACTGCATGTAACAAAGATGGTATTCCAAAGGCTTTAGGATTTATAGCACCATTAATAAAGAAGAACTCATACTTAGCAATAACTATGAGTCTTACAATATTAATGAGTACTAGATCCTTAAGACTTAAACCAGAACCAAATTTAGATAGTATTTCAGCTCCCTTTAATGGGGACTTGAAAAATTATTCTATGTTTGTTTCTGATTTTTGACGCGCCTTGGGTTACCGTCCCCAAGTTAGTTCTGAAAAGCTATGAGCTAAACTAGAGCAGTATAGAACAAAAGCAGGTCCAAATGGACATGCTTTATCTACATCTGCTTTAGATGCTCAAGCTTTACCCTCAACACTCTTTGATCAGCTAAAGAAGGTCGGAGGACCTGATTTGGCCGTATCAATGAGATTGATGAGGAATCAGAACTTCCTGTATTATTATTATTCACGCTTTATGCAAGTAATTGGGAAGTCTTCTTTTAGAAGATTGTCGGCCTTTCCTGATAAGGAAGGGAAGACAAGAGTTATTGGTATACTTGACTGATGAAGTCAAGCAGCCCTTAAACCTCTCCACACTTACTTAGCAAATGCGTTGAAGAAAATACCACAGGATTGTACACTTGACCAGTCAAACTTTAAGAAAAGTTTAAAAGGTTCTACGGAATACTACAGTGTAGATTTATCATCTGCTACTGATAGGTTCCCAATAGAACTAATTTCACGTTTACTTAAAGCACAACTGGCACATCCTTATGTTGATGCATGGAAAAGTATAATGGTAGACTACCCATTTGATTTCGAGGGAGAAAAGATTTCTTACTCCACCGGTAATCCTATGGGAGCCTATTCATCATTCAATTCTTTTGCATTAACACACCATTACTTAATCTTCTACTGTTGTAAAGTATTAGGGATAGAGTGAAAAACTCTTCCCTATGCATTACTAGGTGATGATATAGTAATTGGAAATAAAGATGTGGGTGATTTGTACATGAAGGTCATCAGAGATTTGGGTTTAGAGTATTCTCCTTTAAAAACACATAAATCTGAAAGATTTTATGAGTTTGCAAAGAGATACTTCCTAGATGGTGTGGAGATTACTCCATTCCCATTTAGTGCCCTTAAAGAGTGTCATAAGTCTGTTGTACAGCTTACTACACTACTTTTTGAGCTTAAGTCCAAAAACTTTGTGCCTAAAATGTCAATCGCTAAAAGTACTACACTCTATCATTCCCTTGTGAAGGAATTACCCTCAAGATTCCGAAAGAAACTTGAGAAGAAATCTTCACTCTGTGAAGGTGTATTGTTAACAATACATGGTCACATTCCGGTTGATGAATGAATTAATTCACTAATCAAGCAGAATGGTTACCACTTACCTACTCTTTCCCCAGATGTTTGTAAAAACATTCTGAGTAATGTAGTAGTGCAAGCTTTCGCAGATTCCAATCTTATGAAGTCTGTTAATGTATTTACTCACCAATTCCCGCTTGCGAGAGTTAGTGGTAATGCACAACTGGACTTCATGGATTGGTTAAAGGGATGTAGTAGTGAGTTCAAGTCTCAACTTAATTCAACTCACTGAAAATATACTCCACTTTATAATGCTCATAGAGCAGTAAAGGAAGAATATGATCGGCTGTTGAATGAAGTTGAGATGAGGGACAGACTAGGTGAGGATTGAGCTTACAAAATGCGAACGTTTGCGTTGCCAGCCACAGATAAATCTGTCCTGGCGAACCAGCGGTTCGAATTAAGTAAAGTCTCAAAACTCTTTGGTACACTTGTAGAGGAACAACTGCAAATATTGCAGTTGTATCCACAGTTGATACCAGTTTAGCCAGGTCTGCCTACAGCTTGAAATCTGTAGGACCATAATAGAGGACTATTAATAGAGCTCTATTATGGTGTTCTGCAATCGAG